TTTTAAAATTTTGCTTAATTACAAAACGCATCATATCGTCTGCATCTTTAAATAATTCTCTATCTATTCCTAATTCAAATTTTGTATAATATTTCTCAAATGGTTTCGTAAAGAATAAAGTAGGTTTTAATCCATTTTGGTAAATGCTTTTAGCTATTGCAAATTGTAAGCTTTTACGATCTATAAACTTTCCTTTCTCATCTCTTGGAGCTATACCTTTTCTTACTATCCATTTATCTAATTTGCTTGGTGGTGGCATCTTATCTTTGTATGAATAAGGAGTAGCATAAGCAGAACGAATGCCATTAACACCTTTATCCACAAAAGTACCGTAATCCTCCATTTCAATAGAAAACTCGATACTATTTTTTGATGTCTTTACTGGTCCTCCTTGTATACTATTAAATAGCTTTCCGGATGATACTTTATTTTGAGCTTTTAATTCTCTCCTTGCATCTATAACTACCTTATCTCGAAATTCTAATAAAGCAGCTTTAAGGTTATCTAACATACCGAAATATTATTAGCTACATCAATTTGTATAGTAGTTACCCATCCGGCTAATTGTGCCTCGAATCTATCGCTAAAAGCTTCCGAAGTAGGTACACCATTTAAAGCAAAACCATCTCTGCTTATATCGCCTCTATTTACTTCCTGGACAAACTTATTGATTACAGCTAACTGCGTATTATAAACATCGTGCAAATTATCATTCCCTACATAAATATCTACTACATCATCTTTAGATATATCTACTATATCCATATTCATTATAGTAATCGTATAAGTAATTACATTGTTATTATGCTGTGCATTATCTACTTGTACGTGAGTTAAAGGGAATATAGTAAGCTTATTTAAATCTACTTCAAAAATATTACCGTATGTAATTGTATTAACGTATGGACTATTCTCAAAAGCTGATTTAAGCATTTCAGTAACTTTATAAAAGTTTTGTAATCCGTAGGTACTTGTTATCATTTAAAACTGTTTTTTATTTCTTGTGCCTCTAATTTATCTAAATCATTCTTATAAGCTAAATAGTACAAGCATTCGTGTATATTTAATTTAGCGATACTGGCATATTTCGTAATGTCCCCATCAGCGATTCTAAAGAGTGAAGTATACCAATTCCATTTTCTACTAAACTGACCTCTTGCCGAAAATTCTGATCCGTCAGCATCTCCTCCAAATAGCTCCGGGTAACTTTCATTAATTCGTTCGCGAGTTCGTAAAAAAAAACCACTGCCGATAACATAGCATCTAACGGCATTTGCTTCATAGCATCCCAATACTTCTTTATTTCGTACTCCTCTAACTCATATCCGGTTTTTAAATTACCTACTTTAATAGGTCGATATAATACTGCCATAGCAATATGCATCGTATTCAAATCTCCGATATTAGTATCTATCGTAGTATACTCATCAAAATTAAGATCATCTATTTTAGGTACAAAAGCAAACTCCTTACCTCCCATTTTAAAAGTACGTACTAACTCTGGCTTTTGGCTCAATAGGTTACTTAAATGATTAGTAATATCTACTACATCGGTATACTTGTATTTAATTGCATCTGCATACGGTAAACCGCAGAATATCTCTAACATTTTTAACTGGAGAAATCTCTCTGCATTAGGATCATCTTTATTAGTTTCTACAATCTTATTAAATTGGATATACTGCTCTAAAGTAATCTCTGCTAATGAATCGGGAATGTTTATACTAACTTTCATACTTATATAACGTTTATCTTATTGGCTTTGTGATAAAAAAAAAGGGAGCATATAGCTCCCGGTAGTTGTGTTGTAGGTTGTTTAGGTGTATTGTTTACTTTCTTGATATAATCTATAAATAACATATACTAATACTGCTGCACAAATATAATTGTTATCTGATAAACATCCTATACTTGCTATTGTTAAATCTAATATAGTTCTCATTTTTTTAGTTTTTTATCTAAATACTCAATCACTCCTCTATGCTTTTGTGTATCCCATTGCTTCTCCTCAATTTCTAAACAAGCTTGAAATACGTTTAAGAAATGATTTTTATGCTCCTCCGGGATATAATAATCCGTACACTCTTTAAATAGCTCTACCGCTGTTTTAGTTTTCAAAATGTCTAATGTCTCCATATGTTTTAGTTTTAAAATGCAGTTGGTAGGATACTGCACCCCTTTTATTTTATCTTGATGGTTGTATATAAAAATAGTCAGTACAATCATCTATTTTACATAAATTCATTTCATCCAAATGCATATTAGCCTCAATCCAAGATAAATTACGTAATACTATTTCTTTTGATTTGCCCATTCCAATTCTATATTCATAAACAAATTTACGAATAACATCATATTTTGCTTCAGTTGTTGATGAAAGTTTAAACCAATCTTGCTTAAGTAACCAATCTTGGTAAGATTTAGGGGTTGATAAAAACATTTGTCCTTTGTACTTTCCGAATTTTAAAATGAAATTTGTCATAACTTTTAGTTTTAATTACCCGACAAAGATATAAACATATTTTTAATAACCAAACATTTTTTATACTTTTTTTTAATTTTTTTTTGAGGTCGCAAATTGCGTCATCTAACTGCATACTTACCGTAATTAGGTTTGCTCTTTTTATTATAACAAATGTAGCGTACTGGATCTATCGTATGGTTAAACATATCTACCGGCTTATTTAGGATGTTTCCGTTTTTATCCTCGATGAATTTATAATTTTTAAACTCCTTAATCATATTAACGGATCGAGAAGTAATATGTATAACGTAGCGTTTCATTATATCGATACCTAACATAACTTCTTTTTTGTTTGCTCTCTTTACGTTCCATCCCATACGGTATAATTCCTCTATACTCTTTGGCTCTGCATCATCAGCAAATATCTCATCTCTCCTATCAAATCCTAATGTTTTTAACTCTTGGCTAATATCCTGGTTTGTTAGTCCGGTTTTATATATCAGCTCATCTAAATATAAGTTATCTCCCATCTCATATGCAGCTACTAATGTAGTAGGATCATTCGTAAAACCAAAGTCCATACCATATCCTAATAGCTTTGCTCCTTTAGGGATTTCAGTTATCTCATTAAACCTAAATATAAGTGATTTACGCTGTCCTATTTGCCCTAATCCATATACTTGCCAATATGTCTCATCGGTTTCTTTTAATCGCTCTATTTCGCTTTTAATCTCTTTATCTAAAAATGGATTATCACGGTAGGTAGTTATATAAAAATCTGCATCACTCTCTTGTTTTTACTTTATCGTAAATCCAATGGTACTCATCAGATGGGTTGTAATCAATTATAATCCTCCCGGATGTCCTAAATATTAACTGCTGCCAATCTTCCCAATGTAACTCATTAGCTTCATTAACATATAATAAATCTCTTTTTCTACCTCTTACTTTAGTAGGTTGGTCCAAAGAAATAAACTCTATTAGGTTTCCATTAAGATAGTATTCTGAATTACTTTTATTGTGATATGCTTCATCGTAGATATTATAAGCTCGAAGTATCTCAAAGAAATCCCTCATAGCAGAAGTCCGTAAAGCCGGTGTATGTTTTACGAGATATCGTTATAATCTTATTTTTGTTATTAGCACAAAAAGAGAAAACAATCCAAATAAGAATGTTATATGTCTTACCGGATCGTGTTCCTCCTTGCTCTATTACAATCTTTTTAGTCGATTGCTCTAAATGTCTAAATACTACATTAGTCCGTATCTGCTGCATCCACTATTTCTACTTTAAAGAAGTTATCCGAATCGGTTACTATTTCTTGACGTTCTATATACCCTCTCTTTTTACCTTTAGTTTTTAAATAGAATATCGTAGATACCGGTATATCATTAGCTATCTGATTGTGCAATTTACTTTCAACAAAATCCAAAGCTACATTTTCTACATCATCTACTTGTTTCTTATATTCCGAATCTTCTCTTAACCATCTATAATGCGTTTCTCTGCTGATTCCTACTTGCTTACAAGCTGATGTAACTATACCTAATGTCTTTTCTAATGCAGCAATCATCTGCTCTTTTAATATGTCAGTATTTGTCATAAGATTTTTACTATATAACGCTTCTATTTAAATATTTATTAACTAATCTATTTACTACGTCAATAACTCTTTGTTGATCATCCGGAGAGAGTACCGTATCTAATATAATATTTAAATGCGTAGTTGAATCTACTGTGCCTACAAAGTACATTAAATTATCTGATAAATCTCTCCTACGTTTAGATACATCGTTAGCATATAACTGAATATTATAATATACCGTAGAGTGATCGAATCTTTTACCATTCTCTCTAAAGTATCTTGCTATTCCGTGTAACGTTTCAGAGTAGTATTTATTAAGTATATAGCACATCATAGCTCTTGCATCTACTATCTCTTGGTTTCTAACGTTTTGAAATACATCTAATCCGGTTAGTTTCTCTATTCTCTTTGCTACCTCATTATATTTCTTATTGGTAGGTTTGCTCTTTGTTATAGTTTTTACTTCTCGTATCATAATATACCTTTAATTAAATAATCGTTTACATCAGTTCCCTCCGTTTCAAAATAACTCTTGTAGGTTTCTAAAGCTTCTAAAAGCATTTGCTCTCCGGAATAATAAAAATCCTCACTACAAGTAAATATACCTATATCTAAATTACTTTTGTCAATACATAAGAAAGTAAATTCTTTGTACTCGATATTAAATAATTGGCAGTAGATAAATACTTGTAAAGCATATCTATATTTTTTTGCTGAATATTGGAAGTTTCTTACATCGGTAGTAGTTTTAAGATCTACTATTGCTCCCGGTTTTAATATATCGGCTTTTGCTCTAAACGGATAACCATATAATACTCCAGCAGCCGGTATTTCAAAATCTGATTTCATTAAAAGCTCTTTAGCTCTCTCATTCTTAAAGATAGCATCTGCCAATCTCTCTGCATCTTCTAACTCTTTTTGAGTAAATACTAACTTATGCTCTTTTTTAGCTTCTTGGTATGCTTTAGTATTCTTACTTTGAACATCTACGAAATGATATTCGTTTAGCTTATTCGGCTCTAATACTAATGTATGGAATAACTTACCATCTCTTAAAGCTTGACTTTCTTCTGATCCGTATTGCGTTACATATTTGTACGTTTTAGGAGAATCTAATAGTAATTTAAGTGAGCTACTGCTAAAAGCGTTTTTACCTAAATACCCATAGTAAAACTCATCGGAGTGCATATTATCTAATAATTCTGCTAACTCCCATTCTTTGTTGTCTAATGTTTTAATCTTCATCTTTAGTTAAATTAAGTTTATAAATACAATTCTTTTTTTCTTTGCTTACATTAGTTCTAATCTTAATCTCTAATGTTATATGCGTTAATTCTTTGTCTTGTTTAGCAAAATCTCTCATTTGCTCTAATACGGTAAACCAGGTGTCTTTAGTTAGCATAGATTTAATTGTTTTTTAATTTCTAATCTAACTTGGTCCACTAAAATATGCGTTACATCAAAATCTCCAATGCGTACATAATGGATATCAGTATCAAATCCTACTAATAAATCCACTTCAAATAAAGTTACAATTCGGTGTTTCATCTTAATTTAAGTATTTATTAGCTTCATCATAAGTATCGAAAAAATGCTCTTCTCCGGTTTCAAAATCATATACAATATAATCTACTCCTCTACCGAAGCAAGATGCTATTTGTATACCATTTTCTAAAGCGATATAAACATAACCGCTGCTGGTATTAAAACCAGTTTCCATAACCTCCTCACCAAAAGCATAATCTCTATACGCTTCGTGTACTAATAAATAACTCTCATAATCCGAAGATCCTAATTTTGAAATTAAATTTTCCATTTGTTTTTAGTTTTAAAGTTTCGACAA